GAAATAATCTCCTGTTGAGGTGATTTATCTTCCATAGTAATACTATTGCCTTGTGAGGGTGAGATCAAGCTTCTGCCGAAGCCGATTGTTGGGTCAGCCGGAACTGTCACAACTGACAATTCGTGAACAGACCAGTTAGTAGCTCTCATTCCATCTTCCATTTCCTCCATATCATTTATCTGATAACCAAATGAGATCCCTCGAAGAATACCATCCTTAACATCTTCTAAAATTTCAGATGCAAACTTGCTTCTTGAAAAACGAATTTTTGCATAACCACGTTTGGTACTAGGATCAATTTCCGCACTTTCCACTACCCCTATAGGTTTGTTCATATCGTGGTTAAACAGAACTGCACCACCATCATTGAGCCTGCTAAGATCAGCAGCACCTTCATCATGGCTTAACACTTCGTTACCGAAATAACGCTTTACTGGAAACTCTGATGAAAACGGAAACTCAAATGTGCGTGATTTCACATTTTTGAAATCCGTAACCTCTTTACGCTCAAATTTATCTCCAACATCAATCGTTCTAATGTCGGCAATTTTCGTAAGTGTAGAAAACCTATGTCCAGCATAGATGTCTGTTTCTTCTCCATTACGATAAATTTGTATCAAAGCAGCAGGGTCTTCTGCTGTTCCGTTAATAACAAAAGAACTACTAGGAACATCAATCTGTCCATCTCTAACAATTCTTGTAATTTTACCCCTAGCTCGACCTCCACTAGCGTTCCAAGATACAAAATCGCCTACTTTTAGAGCATCAGGCTCGGCTCTTTGTTCTGTTTTGGTTTTTTCAGCCATAGTTTTTTCGTTAGTAGCTGGTTCAAACTTAATAGGTTCAAACTCATTTCTCTCAAGCCATGATCTAGCTTCAGAAGCGGTAAATTCAGAAAGTCTGAACCTTATTGATTGTAGTTCAGCACCTTCCTCATTATCCTTTATACCAAATATAAAGTCTATACCTTGTGAGGCTTCATTATTTGACCGCCTAAATGTATCATATTCCTCAGAATTTGTAATAGTTGCTGCGTGTTCATTTGGATATGGTCTTGCTAATTCAATAACTTCTGCTCTTTCTCTAGCCTTTTTAATAGCAGCAGCTTTACCTCTGCTCCAGCTAAAACCAGCATCACCGCCCCAAGCTGCCCATGCAACTCGACCTTTTGATGGGTATCCTTTTTCTCCTTTACTAAAACCTTCTGCTTTTTTGTCAACTTCATGTCTAGCAAAAAAACTAAACATTCGCACTACAACATCTGGTGAGAGTTCTCGACCACTTATTATCTGACTAGCTCTTACTGCTGCTACTTGCGTACCACCAGCCTTACCCTCCTCTTTCCACGCTTTGTACCTTTTTGCCTCTGTAACCATTCCTTCAGTTGGTTTGAGATTGATCTCTGTTCCACTAACATTCGCCATGATTAATCAGTTTTCTTTTTGCGTGTTTTTTTAGCTCTAGTAGGTTCTGGTGTCTCAGGTAGTGATGCTTGAGTCTGACCTATCTCAACCTCTAAATCTAAATCTTTATCTAATGTAACTCCTAACCCTTCAGCGACATCCTGTTCTCTTGCAATTTCAGAAACAATATCGTCATAGTCACCACCATTTGTCTGAGCTATAACCTGTGATTTAGTCATGTAACCAGCTTGCTCTGCTTCTCTATAAGCTTTTATTTCTTTCAGAGGATCAACATAATGTTGTGCTGGAGGTGTCCATCTCGGTTTGCAATATCTCATGGAATTTTGCGTATAATCAGGAAAATCAAGCTCTCCTGTTAATACTGCAAGTTCTAGCCATAATTTAAAAACTCTTAGGTGTAAGTTTTTGATCATGTATTTTTGACAGAAGCTCCAATGCTGTCTGTCCTCCAACAAGCTAAGTCTTGAACTTGAATAATTAGTTTCTGAGAAATCTTTACTGATAGTCTCAAAACTGCAACCTATACCTGTGGCGAAACGTCTAATCTTATTTTTTACAAACATCTCATATTGTTGAGATGGATAATCAATGTCAGGAACATTTACACTTTCATTTGGCTGTAAATATCGAAATGTACCCGGCTCAAAATTTTGTATTCTTTGTGCGTTTTGTACATCATCTCCAATTAACTCACCTTGATCGTTCTGTATAAATCCCATAATACTTGCACCAGCCCTAGCTCTTATAACAGCAGCTTCCTCATAACCCTGTAATTGGTGCATATCAGCCATCACACTATGAAACCAAGGCACTCCTCTATTCTGGCCGGGACGTTCTGGCATATACAAATGTATAATTTCTGACGCATTTATAAAGATATGCAAAGACTGTTTATTTGCATAGTCCAAGTAATACGCATCGCCGGGATGTTTCTTTAAGATGGCATACCTCTGCGCTCTTCCCCACTCGTCAACTTCAACACCATTTCTCCATTCGTTATTTTTATTAAGTGTTTTGCCGTCATATTCCTCATCTAACAAATCACTTTCAATCAGTTGTAACGCAAGAGGTACTTTTGAATTGCCAAACTGCTGTTTAACAATCCTAAATATTGCTTCTCCTGATTCACACAATGCACCAGCAGCTAACCATTCAAATTCATGGAAACTATATTTACCAGCGCAGTCACAACTATCTGCTTGTGTCCACTCTGACCATGCTTCCTCAATCATATTGTTTATTCTTTGATCTCTCTTGCCACCTCTTTGCTGCAAAACAAGAGATTGAAACTTCATACCTGTGCCAACAATATTTATTTGTGTTGTTCGCTTCGCTTGTCTAGCATAAGGATTGTTTCTTACTAGTTCTCTTGATCTATCTCTTAGCTTACGCAAACTATTGCGTATTTCGGCATCGGCACTCAACTGGCTACTCATCCAATCGGAAGTCAACCTAGAAACTAATGCACCTTGATAAGCTCTTTTTAAACTTCCAAGTGCTTGTGCTTTTCTGCCAAAACCTAGAACTCTTTTTACAGTATTGGCGATATTAGTTCTTATTCCCATTAGACAGCACCGTTAAATCTAACAAAAGTAGATCTTGGATTACCAAGACCATTAGCAATTAATTCTGCTTGCTTTTCTCTAATTAATTCTGCTTTTAATTGACTTTTAAGCATTATTAACTCAGATAATTCATATTTTTTTGCACTTCTTGTACCGATCTTATACTCACTAATTGCACCGCCACTTATTATTGTTCTTATCGCTGCTTCTATAGAATCTAGATCTTTTTGTAGCTGACTTCTGCCGTCATAAGCTGCTGGTGTACCGCTATAAGATTGTGTTGCAAATACCTCAAACGATCCTCTATAAATCGTTTGTGTTTCTTGTCCTGACTTGTTTGCTACAGCTTGATAAAACCAATTACCAGCATCAAAATTAGCTGTTGTAGCAGCAGCTATACTAAATTGAAACCCATCATTATATGCAGAGCTATTGACGGTAGCCCCTTCTGAAGATGTGTTTGTTCTTAGATAGTACACAACCGACCAATCTGGACTGCTGATACTGTTTCCGAAGACATCTTGACTCGCTGGTATTCTCCATTGAACAAAATCTCCTGCAATTACTTTTTGTGGAAAGGTCACGATTAATTACCAATTAGCGACAAAATTCGACTTTTTAGCCGATTTAGTTTGATTTAAGTCTACCTTAGCCTCCTTTAGAGGCTTTTTAGGATTAATTTTTCTTTCAAATTGGTCATATATAGTTCTACGATCATATTTTTGCAATAATCGCTGAAATGCAGCCCACGCATAAACCATTTCATCTAATGCTTCATTTCGTGCATTGCTTTTTTTAACCCAAACACGTTCTTGATAGCCATTTTTATATTTTAAAACCTGTTTTTCTGCTGTTAACTCTTGAAAATAATCTGGTGTAATTGTTGGATAAAAATGTATATAACCTTTACCAATTTCTGCATCTTTTAATTTATTACTAAGTGTTGTTTTTATAACATCTACACCTACAGGGAAAAGCTGCACTCCTTTCTTTAAAGCTTTACCTGTAAAATTAATATCTACCTTAGAAGGTTTACCTAATGCAGGTTTACCTTTCTGACCAACACCTTTAATACCTATTAATCCAATATGTGACCTTTCTCTAACGTACTGATAGACCTCATGGGTGTAATGACCACCAGTATCAATCGCAGCACTTTGTATTTTTAATTTTTTACCATCTTCATTTGTATATTCTCCTAATAAAATTTCATCTAGTTGTTTCCATACATCTGCTCTTGCAGGCGAGCCATATAAAACTTGTCTATCTAATAAATACATTTCTTCTTCTCTACCAAAACCAAAAACTGACAAACTTAATCTGTCATCTTGCGTATCAATACCAACAGTTATAAATAAAACATTACTTGGAGGTATAGCTCTTTTATATGTTTCTTCTGCTGCTCTAAGCATTAACGCATCTGCACCAACTTTTGCTTGATATTCATCCTCCCATGTCTCACCTAAAATTGTATTAATCCATGTCTTAAGTTGTTCGGGATCATCTTTACTTAGCAAAAACTCCTCTACAAGATTTGCCCAACTTGCATTAGGTGAATAAGAATATGCAGCCCATATGTGAAAACCAACGTGTTTGGATTTACCGGGTGCTGTTGCTCTCCACTCACCACGTTCTACCATCCATCTTTTCTTGTTATGTGGTATCGCTTTTGTGCAAGATTCACATTGATAGTGAACTGTGTCAGGATCGTCATTCTCCCATTTAAACTGCGCCCATCTTAAATACTGCATATGACCACAATGCGGACATGGTACATAAAAACGATTTTGGCAAGTTTGTAAAAACATTTTTTCTATACGAGAAAAATCTTTTACAGTCGGTGTAGAGCCAGATACAATTTTGCGATTCCAATAGTATTCTGTTCTTCTAATACCAAGCTTTATCTGATCTCCCTCAGTACCAGCCGATGCAGGGTAGCCATCTATTTCATCAAATAAAACTATTCTTCTACTAACCCTTCTAAATCCTCTAGGTGAATTAGCACCTACTAAAGATAATGTTCCACCCGGAAACTGTTTTTGTAAAAGTGTATTCTGACCATCTTTTGCTTTTGCATCACTTACAAGACCATGTAAACATTTTGAGTCTCTAAGCATAGGTGCGATTTCTTCTTTAGAGTAACCAGTTGCATCCTCTATAGTCGGCTGCACAACCATAATTGGACATGGATCTTGGTGTATGTGATATGCAATAACGTGATTTAAAATTTTAGAATATCCAACCCTAGCTGACTTCATAATTGTTATCTGTTCTATATCAGGATCAGTTATTGCATCCATCATCCCTTTTTGATATGGCAATGTTCTCCATCTACCACCCTCTGCACTACTTTCTGCTGATAAATAGGCATACTCGTCTGCCCAATCGCTAAGACTTAACTTCTTAGGCGGTTTAAAACTACTAAATGCTATTTCTTCTAAAGATAAAATATTGCTCATGCAGCAGATAATTCTTCTAATGCTTCTCTAACAATGTCATCTATACAACTAACTGCATTTGTATCTAAATCAGGTAATCGTTGTTTTGCTTTAGATGATATTCCTAATAATTTTGTTCTTGCTGTTGTTATAACTTCTGTCCACTTTTGTTGTACTTCTTTCATAGGTACAAGACTGTCCTCTTTTTGTTTACGTTCTAACTCAAGCAACTCAGCTTTTAAATGTTCTGTTCTAGCTCTACTTTCCTCGTACTCAGGTATAAGATCTGTTGTCACAGAAGATCGCTTGCGTTTTGGTGCTGACGGTTGTGGATTTGACTTCATCTGCCTAAAAGCAGACTTTTTGTTCCACTCTGCAACCATAGTATCGCTGTTTATAACTATATTTCCTTGATTATCTTCCATTGCTGTAAGACGGCCTTGCTTGATCGCCATATATACCGCTTGTATAGTTACACCCATTTTCTCTGCCGCTTCTTTTCTGGTGATAAGAGCCATAGTGTAAATCCGATAATGCTATTTTTATTTACAATAGCGTATCTTGTTAAATATGGTATAATATACCGCCCTGATTAGGGTTAATAAATTATAAATAGGTCGGTTTGTAAGCAATGTAAATACATTTGTAAATTTGTGCCTAGAAAAATTTTGCGCCATGAAGTTACC